GCGACTTTGTTGGCGAGTTTAGCCACCTGCAAACTTGTCTTGACTGGTAGTTTAATTTCTACCAATCTACCCAGTGCCGCATTCACACCATAGAGTTCCCCATTGGTTACTTTCATCCCTCTCTCCTTTCTTATTTGGGCTTTATATTTAACTCCTTCTTCACTAGAGGGGAATTGATTTTTATTTTCCCCTTCTGAGCAAGCAGTTTCCCAACTAAAGTGTTCTTACCTTCTGTTATGACGGCACTCCCGTCTTTGTCTACTTTTAGTGTTACTTTCATATACACCTCACTATGCTGGCTGATTAAGGCTCAACCAGCGAAGCCTTGAAGTTTAGGCAGCGTATAACTGTATGCCGTAGATAGCACCGTTTACATTTACTCGGATATAGTAGCCTTTCGTTCCGCCAGTTATGTCGGAAGCAACTAATGGCTCATAGTCGTAAGCAGTCTCGTCCCAGTAAAGCAAGCAGTCATAGCCTGAGCTGGTAGTCTCAAAGCCAATAAACGCTTTCGGCTGTGTGCCTCCAGTCGTAGCCCAGATGCCATACTCTTCCATGCTACCACTGATGTTGGAGCCGTAGAGTTGGTTGTCTACCCATAATGGTGCGGCTATAGCAGTTGAAGGAATTGTAGCGCCCTCATTAGCAGTAATTTTGAACCAGCCACCAAACATTCTACCATCAGCGCCAAGAGATGCAGTTGCGCTATTCAAGTGAGCGATGAACTGGCAAGGATATACTGATGTTGGAGCGCCGCCAGCTCCTACCTCTGCAAGACCAGCAACGGGCATTATGCCTTTCGTTCCTGTAGTCTCGCAGAACATGAATAAGCCCCTGTCGTAGCTGGTGCCTCCTGCTTGAGTCGTAACATACATACGAATCATGCCACTTTGGTCTTCATCAGCGCCTAAGTCAATCGGGCTTCCATATGCCCCTGCTCTGATAAAGCAAGGCCCGCCAGAGCCAGTAGGGGCTATTGTCGCACTGGTAAAGTCAATCACGTTTCCAGTGTAGGTGCCAGTGAAGCTAATACCCGTAGCTACTGTTCCAACAATTACGCCAGCAGTTGTTAATGTGCCTCCAGCAACAGCCAAATCCCCTGCTGAATGAGTTATAGTCATGTTTCCAGCGTTAAAGTTGATTACTGCACCATCACCAAGAAATAGGTCAGCCCAGTTAAGACTTGCTGAACCAAGAGCAGGAGTATTGGTGACTGAAGGTAGGACTGCCCCAACAAAGGTTGCAGCACCAGTAAAGGTTGAGGTGCTAGTTACTGCTAGTGTGCTACTACAAGATACGGGTTGAACAAGAGTGATTAAATTGGTGATAATGTTGACTTTGTCAGTCCCACCAATGGCGAGGTCTATACCTGTCGTGCCGTTGAGCATCAGGTAATTGGCGGTATCAGACCTTATGTATTCTCCACCAAGTAGCCCGTCAAGATAAAGGTAGTAACCCTGTTCTACTGAAAGGTCGTCTGTTTCTATGGAGATGTCCCCAGTAAGGGTTACAGCCCCATCAATATTGACGGTTGCAGCCGTAATATCTAGTTCTGAACCGTCCCATTTGATGTTGGCGTCTTTGTCATCGCCAAAGTAAAGTTGTTTGTTGTCCTTCAAATGCACGTAAGAGTCGTGCAATTCAGGCCAAGTAATGTATACTGCCATGATAACCTCCTTTTAGTTAGCAGGGGGGAGGTTTTTCTCCCCCCTGGCATGGCACTATTTTTATTTTACGGTGTGTCAAATGCTATATGGGCAGAGACTATACCAGCAGTACCAGTCCCACCCGCTATAACGAATTGTATGCCGAGGTATTGCTCACTCACACTAAGTGGGTTCGCAATAGGAAGAACGATTGGTTCTCTACCTGCTGTCAAATCACCAACTGCAATTACAGCAGATGACACATGGACAGTTGGGGTAGAATCTAGGGTTGCAACTGAATCGGTAATCACGTCAAATTTGACAGAAGTATTGCCAACGAAGGATTCCTCAACTGTGATTACCACAGACATTGGCTTCCCTTTTGACAAATCCTTCGCTGCTCCCAGGTCTACACTATTCTCGCCCAAAACAGTGCCAGGGGCTTGAGAGACGCCGAGGTCTTGCGAAGTAACGATTGTTAACAGATTATCTATGTACATTTATTTCCTCCTTTATTTAGTTTTCTTATGCGTTCCCGATGGTTGCTTCTATGCTGGTGATATTGTCGCAAACACGAATTGGTGCATCCAAGAAGCTCACTATCGGCTTGCCAGCTGGACTGTCTATGGTTAGGTTGACGTTAGACTTGTTCTGAGCCTGCTTGTGCAGGAACTTGGCTACGGTCTTGTTGCAGTAGATGAAAGTCTTAGCCATCTTTCCCAAGTCAGCAGTCGGTCTGGCATAATAGCCATCAGTCAGTTTGTCCATCAGGTCGGCACCAGTCGCAGCATCAGCCGTCAAGAGAGCCGTGTCTATATTGCAGAGCCGTATCACGTACCGATAGTCCCTTAAGACCAAGCCGAGTTTCCACTGAAATCTAGTAACCCAAGCCTGATACATCAAGTTATTGGAATCAGTAACCAGCGTCTTGCCTAAGTCCTCACTCTGCAATCCAGCCTTGCTACCTTTCGGGAACATCAGTGAGCAAGTTTGCGGGCCCCACGTGATTATCCAGATAGATGTGTTGACCGATGCAGCACCCGAACAGTTAATCATTTGAGTAGATGACGCACCAGTAGGTGAATCAAGATAGTTGTATCGTGGTGCAAGCCCGTGCATCTTTTCAGGGTCGGTATTCTGGTCTCCATAAAACAAAGCCGTTGCTATGGTGTCGTTAAAACCAGTAACAAAGGCGTTATCCTCTGATGCCCTGAAAGCAGCCTGATTGGCGTTAAGCATAGCCAAGTCCACATCAATCTTTGAATAGGACTCCAGTATGCCGCAAAGGTCAGTTATCTGCTCAGTGGTGCTCTTCTCAGCAGCAACACCAAGGTTCAGTAACCGCCACGTTCCAGTAGGGTCACTTGACCTTTTGGTAGTCCGATGCCCAGTGGGGAGGTTGCCCTCCATTATGTTAGCATCGCCTACGATGGGGTTGGAACTGGCGAGAACTTCAATTATTTCGTCTATTCCGCCCCCTGGTTTCTCTCTCTGCGCCCAATCCAAGAGAGTTAGATAAGTAGCTCCTAAAGCCGTAGTCATTTAATTCCTCCTTATTTCTTAAACATGGAGGGGTATCTTTTCTCCAACTTTTTATCGTCAGTTAAAGTTTCCCCGCCTCCTTTTAGTCCTTGGTCAAACTTCTCTGGCTTTTCTTTAGACTTCTTCAGCTCGCCCTGTGCTCTTTCAAGCGCAAGAGTAGCTGCCTTAGCCTTCATATCGCCTGGAGTCTTTATCTCCTTGTCACTCAAGAGTTCGGTAATTTGTTCTGGCGTTAGTTCGTATTCCTTACCAAAGTCCTGAGCTGCAAGAACTCTTCCATATTGCTCAGTCTGTTGAGACATTTGACGTAACATCTTTTCCTGCTGAACCACTACTTGTTGCTGTTGCTTCTGTTGAAGTCTTACCTGTTCCCTTTGAGTTGCCTCAGAAGTAGTTATTACCCCTTCCTCGACTTCCCTCTGGTCTTTGGCTTTAGCCTCAGCTTCGGCTTGTTGCATCTGATAGATTTCAGCCTGCATAGAAACTTGCGCCATCTGGCTTCTAATCTGAGCAATTTCTGTATCCTTTGCTGACTCCCGCTTTGACCATTCTTGCTGAGAGTAAGTTCTCTCAGCTTTCGGAGGTTCTTTCACCTCCGCATCTTGAGGTTTTACTTCCGCCCCAAGAGGTTGTTCCTCAATTAGCTCGGCTGGTTGAGAAATTTCTGTCCCAACTGGCTCTACTTTCTGAGTGACTACGTCCTGAGATTGATTTTCCTCTGTCATGTATTCCTCCTTTTTTACTAAAACAAAAAACCGACCCAATTTCCTTTCGGAAATCAAATCGGCTCTATTGTTCTCAATTTAAGCCTAGATTATTAAATTGTTAATTATAAGTAGGTGCGCCTACGATTCGGCGTAGCCATCTCCTCCCAACCCTCATCAAACGCTTCGGGCAGATACTTAGCTGCTGCTACAAAGACTCAGGTTAGAGAAGCCTTGTCCTAGAAACAAGCCAGATGACCGTTCTTGGCTGCCGCACCTACTTGTAGTTGTTAATGTGCTAGTCCATCTTA